AATTAGGCTATAAAAAGGGGGTAATAGTTGAAAAATTTGTTATTTTTTAGTGTATGCCTGTAAAAACCGCACCAGAAATCAGCTTAAGATATGCCCAGGGCCAAGTTTTTAACTGTGATAAACGATTTCGTGTTCTCGTAGCTGGCAGAAGATTCGGAAAATCATATCTTTCTTGCATTGAATTGATTCGTGGAGCGATAAATCGACCAGGGGAGACATATTTTTACTGTGCACCGACATATCGCATGGCAAAAGATATTGCATGGAAAGAATTAAAGAGATTAGTGCCAAAAATCTGGATAAAGAGTAAAAACGAGACAGATTTACGGATTGAATTGATTAATGGGTCGACAATCGAGTTAAAGGGAACAGAAAATGCGATGGCTTTGAGGGGAAGAAGTCTTTCGGGGGTGGTTTTAGACGAAGCAGCGTTTATGGATCAAGATGTGTGGGCGGAAGTTATAAGACCAGCTTTAGCAGATAAACAGGGGTGGGCGTTGTTTATTTCTACACCTGATGGAACTGCAAGTTGGTTTTATGATATGTGGTGTTTTTGCGGAGAAACCGAGCGAGATGATTGGCAGAGATGGAGTTTCACTACGATTGAAGGGGGTAATGTCGCTCCAGAAGAAGTCGAAGCAGCTAGAGGTCAGTTAGATGCGAGGACATTTAGGCAGGAATTTGAAGCTAGTTTTGAGAATTTAACTGGTTTAGTAGCTATTAGTTTTGATGATGAGAATATTGATAAAGAAGTGCAGGATTTTCATTTAATGCCTTTAATTATCGGATTGGATTTTAATGTTGACCCTATGGCAGGAATTTGTGCTGTTAAGCATGAGGACAACTTATATGTGTTCGACGAGATCATATTGACGGGTGGTGCAACGACTTGGGATTTTGCAGAAGAAGTTATTAGAAGATATGGGGTAGATCGAAGAGTAATTGCCTGTCCTGACCCTACTGGTAGTGCAAGAAAGACAAGTGGGGTTGGTGTTACTGACCATACGATCTTAAGAAGGAATGGTTTTACTGTGATGAGTCCTAAATCACCCTGGAAAATAAGAGATAAGATTACTGCTATTAATACTGCATTGCTTGATGCTAATGGAGAAAGACGAACTTTTATACATCCGAGGTGTAAAGAATTAATAAAATCTCTCAGAACTCTTACTTACGCTCCAAATACAGGTATGCCAAACAAAAATTTAGGGGTTGACCATGCTTTTGACGCATTTGGATATTTATGTTTACAGCAGTTTAACCTTGCCAAACCAGAGACATTAGGTCAAACTTCGTTTAGAATATATTAAGAACTACCTAATTCTTACTATGCCTTATCACACTGGGATGAAAAAGAAGAAGAAAAAGAAAAAAGGAGGTAAAAAACGTGGCGAATGTTCCTGTAAATAAAGCGTTATACTCTAGGGTAAAAGCAGAAGCTAAACGCAAATTTGCTGTTTATCCTTCAGCTTACGCTAACGCATGGCTTGTACGAGAGTATAAAAAGCGTGGTGGTACTTATCGCACAGGAACTAAGAAACGTGGCAAGAAGTAGCGGTGGCCTTACCCGATGGTTCAAAGAAAATTGGGTTGATGTTAAAACGGGAAAGCCTTGTG